CAGAGTACTGGGAGCAACAGGCCAACAAGAAGCTCAAGCTCGCACACATGCTGAAGGTCTGCGAGGTCATGACGGCCGGGATCGACGGTGGCGGTCTGGACGACTTGTTGGGGCTCTCATTCTGCGGTCGGCACAAGTACACCAAGCGGAAAATGCTGGTGTCCTTCGCCTTTGCACACCCCAAGGCGGTTGAGCGGCGCAAGAGCGAACAGGAGCGATATGCCGGCTTCATCAAGGACGGCAGCATGTTCGTCGGCAGCATGGAGGACGAAGGTGCCACCGACCTGCGCGACATGGCCAGGATGGTGAAGTTGGTGGAGGACGCCGGCCTGCTTTCGGGAATCGGCGTGGATCCGTCAGGGCTGGGCACTGTGCTTGACGCCTTGGCGGCCGAGCAGATCGATCCCGATCTGATCATTGGCATCCGACAGGGTTGGCAGTTGACCGGAACCTGCAAGGTGTTCGAGCGCTGGCTCTCCGATGGCTTGCTGGAGCATGACGGCTCGCGGCTGATGGATTGGTGCGTGGGCAACGCCAAGGTCGAAGCATCCAAGAACGCCCTATATGTCACCAAGGCGGCGAGCGGAACCGGAAAGATCGACGCGCTGATGGCGGCGATGAATGCGGTCGAGCTCATGTCGCGCAACCCAGAAGCGAAAGGAACTATGGACGATTGGCTGAGCGATCCGGTCATGGCGGGTAGGGCATGAAGACGAAACCACGGAAAGGCGTCCTCGGGCGAGTTCGTGCGGCAGTCGATGGCTGGGTGCGGTCATTCACGACCCGCGACGCCGAGCTCTACATCGACCGGGAGATGGCCAATGAGGCCGGCGTAGCCGTCACCGCAAAGGCTGTTCTCCAAGTCGACGCAGCCTGGGCGTGTGTCCGCTTGATCTCTGAGACGATCGCCACATTGCCCCTGTCGATGTATGAGAGGACGAAGACCGGAAAGCGCGTCGCGAGCCAGCACCCGCTGCATTTCGTTGTTCACGACCAGCCGAACATCGACTCGACTGCGGCGGTGTTCTGGGAGGCCATGGTTGTCGCGATGCTGCTTCGTGGTAACGCCTTCGCTGAGAAGCTATATGCCGGCGAACGCCTGATCGGCCTGCAGTTCCTTGATCCAGCCAGGCTCACCATCAATCGTGACCTGAACGGCAACAAGGTGTATCGCTACCTGCGGGCCAACGGCGCTCCCAGGATCATCGCGCCGGGAAGGATCTGGCGCATTCCTGGATTCACGCTGGATGGCGAGAACGGCGTGTCCGTCATCGCCTACGGTGCCAAGGTGTTCGGGAACGCAATTGCTGCTGATCGTGCGGCGGCTCGCACGTTCCGAAACGGGCTGCTCCAGACGATCTACTACAAGGTCCAGGCGTTCCTAAAGCCTGAGCAGCGGACTGAGTTCAAGAAGAACCTGATGGGCTCCATTGAGCGCGGGGAAACCCCGCTGCTCGAAGGTGGAACGGAGGCCGGTACCCTGGGCATCAAGCCATCCGACGCGCAGCTGTTGGAGTCGCGGGCGTTCTCTGTGGAGTCGATCTGCCGCTGGTTCCGCGTGCCGCCGTGGATGGTTGGCCATACGGAGAAGTCGACAAGCTGGGGAACCGGCATCGAACAGCAGATGATCGGCTTCCTGACCTTCACGCTGGGGCCGTGGCTGCGCCGGATCGAGCAGGCAATCAGCAAGGACCTTCTGACGCCGGCCGAGCGCCTGCGCTACTACCCCAAGTTCACCGTGGAAGGCCTTCTGCGCGCCGACAGCGCCGGACGCGCTGCGTTCTACGGGGTGATGGTGGACAAGGGCATTCTGACCCGTGATGAAGTGCGCGAGTTGGAAGACAGGGAGCCGATGGGCGGTAATGCCGCCGTGCTCACCGTGCAAACCGCGATGACCACGCTGGATGCCATCGGCGCTGGTTCAGATGCCGACCCGGCCCGGGCCGCTATCCGCGCGTTCCTGGGCTTCTCCGAAGACAAGAAGGACTGACCACATGACGATCAAGACGCTGCCGGGTGTACCGGAGGGCCGCCCCTGCGCCGCTGTAAGCAGCCAGATCCAGCCGCGCGCCCTTGACCGCTGGGAGGCTGGCGTCAGGGCGGCTTCCGACACCGATGCGGAGCGGTCCATCAGCATCTATGACGTGATCGGCTACGACTACTGGACGGGCGAAGGCGTGACCGCCAAGCGAATCGCGGCATCCCTGCGTGGGATGGGGAAAGGACCGGTCACGGTCAACATCAACAGCCCTGGCGGCGACATGTTCGAAGGCCTGGCGATCTACAACCTGCTGCGCGAGCACGACGGCGAGGTCACTGTGAAGGTGCTGGGCTTGGCTGCATCGGCTGCGTCCGTCATCGCCATGGCCGGTGACACGATCCAGATCGCGCGCGCCGGCTTCTTGATGATCCACAACGCCTGGGTCGTTGCCGTGGGAAATCGCCACGACCTGGCCGACGTTGCTGCGACGCTCAAGCCCTTCGACGACGCGATGGCCAGCATCTACGCCGCGCGCACCGGTGCCGAGCAGAAGGCCATGTCAAAGCTGATGGATGCCGAGACTTGGATCGGCGGTGCCTCCGCAGTTGAGGACGGCTTTGCAGATGAGCTTCTGGCCTCCGATCAGGTGGAGAAGGGCGCAAGCAAAGAGAACGCCTCAGCGGTGCGCCGTGTGGAGGCCGGCTTGCGTGCCACAGGCATGCCGAAGTCAGAAGCGATGCGCTTGATCAGCGAAATCAAGTCCAGCCGGGGCGATCCCGCTGGCAGCGGTGAGGGCGATCCCACCGATAGCGGCCGAAAGGCCATCCGGGTGCAGGCAGATCCGCTGCCGCGTCTTTCCTTCAATCTCCCGCAATAGGAGCTTTACACATGAAGTCCATGAAACTCTCCGCGACGTTCTACCTGGTAGTCCTCGCGATCGCATCGGCGATTCCCCTGGCGGTTGGGGCGTTCGCACAGGTCGGCCCGTCGGTCCTCGCCATGAGCCTGCTCGGCAGTGCAGGCGTAGTCGCCCTGGCGGCGATGCTGATCAAACCCAGCGACATCCCCCAGTTCCGCCGCCATGCCCAGTTCGGCGACGTGGGCGAGGACGTCGAGAAGCAGTACAAGCAGGTCAGTGCGGACCTGAAGACCGTAGGCGACCAGCTGAAGTCCTACGCCGAGGTGGCCGCAAAGAACACTGAGCTGTCCGCTGAAACCCGGGGCAAAGTCGATGAAGCCCTCATGAAGCAGGGCGAGCTGCAGGCCAACCTCCAGGCCGCCGAGCAGCGGCTGGCCAAGATCGAGGCCAACGGCGCTGGCGGCGACGTGCAGCACCAGTCGTTCGGGCAGCAGTTCGTCACCAGTGACGAGTTCCAGGCATTTGCCAGCAAGACCACCCCGCGTGGTCGCGTCGACATGACGTTCAGTGCTGCGATCACCTCGGTCACGACCGACACCGACGGCGCAGCGGGCGACCTGGTCACCCCCACCCGTCTGCCGGGTGTCATCGCGCCGCCGGACCGCCGCCTGACGGTACGCGACCTGATCACGCCGGGCCGAATGGACGGGAACACGCTGGAGTACGTGAAGGAAACTGGCTTCACCAACAATGCCGCGCCGGTGGCAGAAACTGCGAAGAAGCCCGAGTCCAGCCTGAAGTTCGACTTGGTGAGCACCACCGCCAAGGTGATCGCGCACTACATGAAGGCATCGCGCCAGATCCTCAGCGACGCCTCGCAGCTCGCCAGCTACATCGATGGCCGCCTGCGCTACGGCCTGGCGTTCAAGGAAGAGCAGCAGCTGCTCAACGGCGACGGCACCGGCCAGAACCTGCTGGGCATCATCCCCCAGGCGACGGCTTACGCTGCACCGTTCGAGCCGGCCGATGCCACGGTCATCGACAAGATCCGCCTGGCGATGCTGCAGGCGCAGCTGGCTGAGTTCCCGGCCAGCGGCATCGTGCTCAACCCGATCGATTGGGCACGCGTCGAGCTGCTGAAGGACACCACCGGCCGCTACATCATCGGCAATCCGCAGGGCGTCATCGGCGCCACCTTGTGGAACCTGCCGGTCGTTGCAACCCAGGCGATCGCCGAGGACAAGTTCCTCACTGGTGCATTCAAGCTGGGGGCTCAGCTGTTCGATCGCTGGCAGGCACGTGTCGAGGTGGCCACCGAGAACGAAGACGACTTCGTCAAGAACCTGGTGACCATTCTGGCCGAAGAGCGCCTGGCGCTGGCGGTGTACCGCCCGCAGGCCTTCATCTATGGCGACCTGGGCAACGTCGCCTAATCCACCGTTCCAGACTATCCCGGCCTGCCACAGTGCAGGCCGGGTTCGGAGAGGATCATGCTGATCAAGTTCAAAGAGCCGGATCCGCGCGCCGGAGCCACCGTACGAATGGACAGCAGCCGCGGGCAGTACTTCATCGACACCGGCGCCGCCGACGCCGTGAGCGAACAGCCCCAGGCAGAGCTACCGGATCCGGTGACGGAAGAATCCACTGTCACTGACGTCGCTGCGGAAACCGCCGACGCCGTGAGCGAACAGCCCGCTGGCAAGAAGGCGCGCCAAGGCAAGGCCAGGGCCTGACCATGGAGCTGATCACCCTGGAACAGGCCCGTGCACATTGCCGTGTCGATACGGACGATGACGCGCTGTTGGAGCTTTACGGGACCGCGTCAGAAGGCGCTGCTCAGCAGTTTCTCAATCGCTGTGTGTTCAAAGACGCTGAATCCATGGCCGCCGCAGTCCTAGATGGCACGGCGGGCGTAGATCCTATTCTGGCCAACGACTCAATCAGGGCGGCCATCCTCCTGATGCTGGGGCACCTGTACCGCACGCGTGAAGACGTGCAAGGCAGCGACGGGGCGACGATCCAGGTCCCGATGGGCGCGCACAGCCTGCTATGGCCGTATCGCATCGGCCTCGGGGTCTGACATGAGCCTGTCTGCAGGAAGGCTCCGCCACCGCGTGCTGATCCAGCAGCAAGTGACCACCAGGGACGGTGATGGTGTCGAGCAGACGGCGTGGGTTGACGTGGCCACCGTATGGGCGTCTGTTGAGCCGCTCTCGGCCCGCGAATTCATCCAGTCCGGGCAGACCCAATCGGCGGTCACGGCGCGCATCACCATCCGCCACCGCGATGGGCTGCTGCCGTCGATGCGCCTGATCCACCGCGGCGACATCTTCAACATTGAGGGCCTGCTGCCTGACAAGGCGTCTGGGCTGGAGTACATCACGATCCCGGTTTCGGCCGGCGTCAACGACGGGCAGTAGTCGACATGAAGGTCGAGTTCAACATCACCGGCATACCCGGCATCATCCGCACGCTGAGCAGCCTGCCGGCCGAGGTCGTGAGCAAGAAGGGCGGGCCGGTGAAGCTGGCGCTTGCCAAAGGAGCGCGATTCCTGCGCGACAAGGAGCGCCAGAACCTTCAGGCGGTGCTGGAGCCCGGCGACGAGTCCACCGGACTGCTGGCACAGAACATCATCGCCACGCGCGGCAAAGCGCCCAGCGACGGCAACGGCGAGCGCTACCTGGTCCGGATCAAGCGGAGGATGTATCCGGGCCGAAAGGGTGAGCAGGTCAGCACCCTGAAGTCGGCGCAGCTGAAGGAGTATGGCTCGGTGCGCCAGCCTGCGCGCTCATTCATCCGTCGAACGGTGAACGAGCGTGGCGAGGAAACGATCAACCTCGTGGTCGGCGACCTGACCGTAAGGATTGACCGACTGGTGGCGAAGTTGGCCCAGCAGAATCGGGGAGGCCGCTGATGTTCCCGAAGGTGTTTCGGACCATTCACACAACTTCCGTAGCCGGAATTGTCGGGGATCGCATCGGTCGCCACGGCTTTGTGGCACAGACCGAGAGTCGACCCTACATCACCTGGCAGATCATCAGCGGCCAGCCCTACGACAACCTCAGCAGCGCACCTGGTGGCGACTTCACCACAGTGCAGCTGGACTGCTACCACTCGACTGATGCCGGCGCCGAGCTGCTGGCGCTGGCTGTGCGCGAGGCGCTGGACGCCGGCCTGATCTGCAACCGGGTCGTGCTGAACAGCCGCGATCCTGAAACCAAGCTCTACCGGGTCGGCATGGAAGCCGACTTCATCGACCAGCGCTGAGCCGCTGGCACCACCCCCAACCAGCCGCCGCAAGGCGGTTTTTCTTTGACCAGAGGACTTTGCAATGACCGATGGCGTCATCAAAACCCAGGGGTCCGAGCTCTTCACCGTGGACAAGCTGAGTGCCAGCACCGCCTCGGTCCTGAAGTTCGAGTGCCCGACTGGCATCACCGGCCTTGGCGGCGCAGCCGACCAGATTGAATCCACCTGCCTGAGCACTGTCGGCGACAAAGAGTATGAGGGCGGGCTGGGCAATCCCGGCCAGGTCAGCGTGCCGTTCAACTTCATCCCGCGCAGCGGATCCCATCAGATCCTGTTCGATCTCAAGGAATCGCGAGAGGTCATTCCGTGGCTGATCGGTCTGAGCGACGGCGTTGCTGCCCCAACTCTTGGGACGAATGACGCCCTGGTGGCCCCGGCATCGCCGACGCGCACGTCCATCGGATTCGCTGGCTACGTGGCGGATCTGAACATCGACATCGCCACGAACGAGATCGTGCGCGGGACGCTGACCATCCAGCGCAGCGGCAGTGTCACTCCCCACTGGAACGGGCCGTACTCGGCCTGACGGCTCACACGTACACCTTTGGGGTGCCCGGCTCTGCGCGCCAAGCCGTCGCGTACCCGGCCCCCACCTACTGAGAACGGCTGATGGACAAGAGCAAGATCCTGACGAGCAATGCCCCCGTCGCGCGCGAGGTGAAGTTCAGCGACGGCACCACCGAGACCGTGCACTTCCGCCAGGTCAGCGCTGGCCAGATGCGCCGCTGGCGCGCAGCGGAAGCTTCCGGCAACGAGGACGAAACCTGCTTTGCCATGCAGCGCCTGGTGGCGGCCAGCCTGTGCGACGCTGACGGGAAGCTGGTGCTGAGCGAGGCTGAGTCGCAGAACCTGACGGCAAACGGCCTCACCGACCTTTTCCCCCACGTCATGGCTGTGGCCGGCATCGGGGATGACGCAAAAAAGTCCTCGCCGAGCGTGGACGCGAATACTTCGCCTGCATCCTAGGCCTCGCGCTCGGCAAGACGCTTGGGGAGATCGATGATCTCCCTGAGCCAGAGTTCCAACGGTGGCTGGCCTTCTACCAGCTCTATCCCTTCGATGACCTTCACCGCTATCACCGACCTGCGGCACTGATCGGCGCCAGCTTCGGCGGATCGTTCCAGAAGAACCTCGACTTCCTGCAGCCGGCGCCGGTTGCCCATGAATTCCCCGACGCCGACCTGCGCACCCTCGCAGCGTTCGGCTTGAAACCCCCGAGAGGCTGATCACATGGCAACTGCCGGCTCCATCGTCATCGACCTGCTGATGAAAACCGGGTCGTTCGTGACGGACACCCAGCGGGCCGAGAAGTCCATGAAGTCGATGGAGCGGACTGCGGCTGGCGTCAGCAAGGGCATCGTTGCGGGTTTCACTGCCATCGGTAGCGTGATCGGCGGAGCCATCGCGGCGTTCGCAAGTGTGGACGCCGCAATCACTGGCCTGAGCAATGCAATCAACGCGGCCGACCGCATCGACGAGCTGTCGGCCCGGTTCAGTATCTCGAC